CACCTGGATGTCTGGATGGCCGGTACAGTCACTATGGGCCCCGGTGAAGTTTCCGGTCAAGTAGAGATAGAAATTGAAGCTATTGCTAGCGTTCTCTGCGACGTAATCGGTGACGTCAATTCTCGTAAGAGCATCCCCCAGCATGAAGTTGGGCAGCCTGCCGGCCGGTATCCTGCTGCCGGTCATCACGATGGCGCACCACCGCCCGAGAGCCCGCTTCACGTAGTTGTCCATGCTGAAATTGACATCTAGCGTGATCCTGGCATTCAGGTCCGCGTGCTTGGCGTCCGGAGGAACCGAGAAGGACAAGACGCATGGGGCACAAGTGGGATGGACATTATCCCGGAACTTGAAAGTTCCCGATTGGGTGACCTCCCCGAAGTATTCCACCATATACCGGTCATAGTAGCCTTCATCGAAACTCTGGAGGGCTTCGAAGGCATCAATGAAATCTGGATCTCTTCCCCCCAGCTCGATGGTGGTGGACTGGTCGCTAGATGAGATCTCGATGGTGTCAGATGGGAGGATCTCAACCGGCTCATAGTCCACATTGAGCTTGATGTAGTCGCCCGGCCTCATGAGCAGGCGCCGGGGTGTCTTGATCCGGTATCTGTAATCCGCTTGCCTCCTGGAGTATTCGTCATTGGTATAGGGGATCAGAGTACCGTTCGCGTCCCGGAAGCCGTTCTCAAAGTCGTACACATCCTCCACCCACAGGCCTTTGTATGACAGATCTGCCCCTGCAGTATGGTACTGCTGGCAGGCGTCGCTTATGCCGGTCAGAGAATGGATCTTGGCCTGCTGAGGTATCGACTTCTCCAGGACATCTATGTCATCCTCCGTAAGCTCGTACAGGCCGCTTGTGGCCCCATCGCCTGGCTCTAGGCAGACATCGAGATAACTGTAGGTTGCCCCGTCCCTGAACCGGAGATAATAGCCTTGGGACTCGGCCAGGTTGCACATGAGATCCCCGATCTGGTTGTAGTCCACCATGAGCCCGCCTGTCAGGATGGCCTCTTCGGCCTCATGCACCCCAAGCCGGATCATGGTGTCGAAGGCGTTCTCAGCCATCAGGCCGCCGTTGAGGTACCAGAACCAATTAGCGAAAGCCCCACCGCCCGAGGAGCCGTCGTACCGCACGTAGAGGTCCGTGGCGTCCTGATATACAGACTGGTCGTAGGTCTGGAGGTCAGCCAGGGCCGCTCGCCTTATGAGGGGCTGCTCAAGCTCTTCTGTGAGCATGGATATGTCTGCCGCCCCTATCCGGCTGGCCGCCCCGGCGCCTATGAGCTTTACGATGTTCTTAGCGCCATCGTACATCGAATAAGGAGTGGCAGTCGGGCAATAGCTGTTAGCCACCCGGAGCAGGCCGGGGATGCCATACATCGAGTCCCAGCAGTCTCTAAATATCTCCAGCATGGTCAGGTCAGTGAAGCAATAATTGAACATCGGCGTATAGCGATGGAATAGAAGCCACTCCACGCCCTTCGCCTGGATGGTCTTTTGGGTCTTGCTTATCTTGTATTTCTCTGCGATCCCCCTAAAGATGACATCCGACCCTTCCAGCACTTCTATGAGACCGAACTGTTTCACCGGGACCGACCGGCTCATGTCCACATCGAACTCTCGCGGCCTCCTGGGGTCCTTGAACTTTTTTAGTTTCCAAGAGTCCGCCTCGATCACAAAAGCCGTCTGGCCTGGATTTGTGACCCGTATCTCAATATTGTCCCAGCTCATCTTTTCCTCGCATTCGAAAGTTTTGCTTCTAGCTGTCTGTCTCTCTCATCCATGTAGGCATCCATATCGGCGATCCCGTACACGTTGCCCTGGATGGTCGTGGGGGCATTGATCACTACCTGTCCGCCGCCTCCTCCGAACCTCTCGATGGCCTGATCTAGGCCTCCGATCCATTCCCCCCCGGGCCTGTCACCGACCACAGCCAGGGTAGGCTCAGGCACAAAGACGTCACCCTCTGCATAGGAAGGCAGGTAATAGGGACTGTCATATGGGTTTTCCCACCAGTCGGAGCCACCGCCGCCGCCCCCATAGCCACCTATGCCGCCGATCTGTTGCACATAGACCGGTTTGGTCACAGGAGCACTTGCAGCGGCATTGATGGCGGCTATTGCGCTGATGGCCTGGGAGTCATCGACCGAGATGGGTATCTTCTGCTCTTCGGCCATCTGCGATTTCAGGCTGGATAGCTGGCTTTCGGCAGCTGACGTATCTATGGTCGGGGAGAGCTCGAAATCCGTATAGTCCTTCCCCACAACTGCCCCGCCAACGGCTGCCATGGCCTTCTGAGTGGCTGCTATGCTCTGGATCTGGCTGAGCTTCCAGTCGAGATACTGCTCGCCTCCGGCTCCGATATACGAGCCCTGAAAGAGCGTTTCAGCATTCTGCTCCTGCCAGAGGCCGAACTCTGACATTGTCTCAGTACAGTCCTTCATGGCGCTTTCAAGCTGATTGAAGCCTACAGAAGCTTGCTTGGTCTTGGTCTGGAGGCCGTCGAGTGTGGTGTTTGCTGCCGCGGCGATCTGGTTCAAACCGCCTACTATGGGGTTCCCTGCCACGGAACCTAGGTTCGCCATATCGTTGTACCAAGTGTTCTTCATGAAGGAGGTGATCGATTCCAGGCCGACTTTCAGGCGGCCACCGAGGGCTTGACCCGCCACGGATCCCATATTGCCGAAGCGATTCACCATAAAATCGGTGATGGGCTGGATGCCCTGGTCCATCTGCAATTTTGCCAGGTCGCCGCCTCTGCCTTGCAAAGTCAAACTTGTAGCTTCAGAGAGCGGGTATCCGGCCCGGCTAGAAAGGTCTTGAATGGCTTCTTCTTGTGAACGATACCGGCCTTCTGCCATCTTCTGGCCGTCCAAAGAGAGAGTATACAGCGTATCGTTCTTGTCGATGTTGTAATGCATCCTGACTTGGACACCGTCTTGGACTGCATATAGATCGCCAGTATCTTTTTTTACGCTCGATGTCTGTGCATTGATTCTTGCTAGAGCGTCTAAATCAGTTGCAGCACCACCATAAGCCATCCAGCCCGCGATATCTTTCGAGACACCAGAGGAAGCCAGGTTTTTGAAAGCTGTGTCCATCGCAGCCATCTGCTGAGCGAATCCCCGGCTAGCTCCCTCGGATACCGCCCGCTCAACTGATGAGGCTATACTATCTTCGGCGTTTGCCGCGCCCTCTTCCATGCCCTCTTCGGTCGCTATCCCGAGCTTTTCTTTTGCCCGCACGGATACCCGATCGAGAAATGCAGTCACATCCCCAAACAGGCTAGAAGCTCCTTCTGCCAGGCCGCCTAAGCCGATCTTGTTCAGCCCCTGGCTGGCAAGCGATCCCAGTGCATTGACGGCCCCCGATACCGCCGTGGGGATGGCGTTCGCTAGGCCATCCACGATATCCCCGAAAATGTCTCCCCAGAAGGCGCCGACCTCGGACAGCTTGCTCTTGATGCTGTCCAAAGCGCCCGCGAGTGCTTGGAACTGAGAGGAACTGGTGACTGTGGCTATGATTTCTTCCTTGAAGGCTTCGACGTATGCCTTGCCGGTTCTGAAGGCAGTGTTTAGGGCGCTGGTGCCCGACACCAGGACACTCAGGTTCATACCGCCCATGGTGCCGATCATGCCCGTGACTTGGCTTATTCCTGTGATGAGAGGAGATAGCCCTGCTGTCATGGGCTCCCACAGGTTCTCGCCTATCTGCCGGATGCTATTGAGCGATCCAGCCATAGAATTGATAACCGGCGTGATGGCGGCATTGATCGGCCCGCCGATATCCTTCAGGATGGCGTTGAATGAATTCTTCAAGACCTGGACCGAGGACTTCATGTTGTCCGCGCCAGCGGTGAAAGAGTCACCTATGGACTCTCCTTTCTTCCCGGCCTCTACCGTGTCCTCGATGGACTGCCGCCATTCGTCCGTATGGCCAACCATCTTGACCAAAGAGTCCATGCCATATGAGCCGCCCAGGGTCTTTGCGGTGGACAAGAGCTTTTCAGCAGGCAGACCTTCCAGAGCGGAACCGATCCTCAGGATGGTTTCGGAGGGATCAGTGCTCATGGCCTGCATGAATTCTTCGGTAGATACACCGAGGAGAGAAGCGGCTTCAGCCTGAGATTTCTCGTTGGTGGTGAGCTGGCCCAACAGAGCATCGAAGCTTCCTGCCGCCCGCTCAGCGGATGGGAATACGCTGGAGAGCATCCCGCCCCAGCCAGCCACTTCATAGGCTCCAGCCCCGAGGGAGGACATTGAGCCCGCGACTGTGGTCGAGAAGTCGAGGACGTCCTTCTCAGTGGCGTTGAAATTGTTCCCGACATAGTCGACGGCTGATCCGAATTGCCGGGCGAACTCCGATGAGTCTTGGACTCCTTCCGGCAGACTCTTGAGCTGGCCCTTTATTTTTCCTATGGCGGTAGCTGCTTCCTCGGCGGGCATGTCGAAGGCAGAGCCCATCTGGAGAGCAACCTCGGTGAAATCCGCAATCGAAGATTTCTCGATGCCAAGAGAGCCTGCTGCAGCGGCAACTTTCTGTATTTCGGCGACTGTCGTAGGCATCCGGGAATAGATGTTTGTTAGATCTGCATCCAGTTCCTTGAAGGCCTCGGATCCCTTCTCGATCCCGGTGGTCTTGGAAATCTGGGCCATGCCAGCTTCCCATTCCATGGCGGCACGAGAAGAGGCGGCACCAAGGGCTCCTGCAGCAGCTACGCCAGCTACAGCAGCGATGCCTACCGGCCCCATGGCCAGGGCGGCGCTACCCGCGACATTCCCGAGAGCCCCCAGAGGCGCGGTGATACCCTGCACCAGGTCAGCGCCTATGGTCCGGCCCGCATTCTTCCAGTTCCCACCCGTCAAGGAGCCGGTCAGGCCTGACCCTAGCTGGCCGCGAAGGTTCTGCTCAATGCCAGCCACGCCGGCGGCGGTATCCTGCTGAGCTTTCGCTAGACTGGTCTTGAGCCGGGAATCATCGGCGTCTATGATAACGGTCGCTCTGCCTACCTCAGTCATGAAACCTCATAATTTATATTTCAGAAAAGCGATGCATTTGGCATGAAGAAAATAATAGCATTAATTCTGTTAATCTGCCTAAGTTTGGGGGCTGCCCAGGCAAGAACGCCCGCCGTCGGCGATTTGGTGCGGGTTGGCCTCGGTGTGACAAGTGGCGTGCTTAGTTATGAGGGAGTGGTCACGGACATCAAAGATGGCATGATCTGCCTGGACTGCTGGTCCATGAGCACGGTTACTGGGACTAGCGAGGAGCTAGTAGATCGAGAATACCCTTTTGATGTGTGCATAGGCACTGGCGCGATAATGCACCTGGTATGGCTTTCAGACTAGGGCGGCCCGCCCTCGCCTACGTCCTTCATCATCTGGATGTGGTCCTGGAGAGAAGGCTTTCTCTCTTTCGGCTCCCCGGGCACGACATAGAACTCCCGGAATGACGGCAGGCCTTCAGTGAACCACTTGGCCACCCCCGCGGCAGCAGAATAGCCCGCAAACGCCGCCAGCCTGTCTTGTCTGGCATCTTCTTTTTTCTTATGGGCAGCCAGGGCATTAAGCTCGTTTACGGTGAGCCCCAAAAATGTGTCTGGATCCAGCCCCAGCTCGACCAGCCCTATCCTTGTGGCTCGCTGCCAGAAAGTTTCTGGAAGGTCGCTATCTTCTTCAGATCGTCCGCAAGCTCCAGCC